GCGAGATATCAAATAATCCTCGTTCATGTTTTGCCTCCTTGTTTTTTATTATTTATTAAAACGGAACAACGTCTAAATATTTAGGCTCTACCGGCGGAAAATCTCTTGCCAACACACGAGGAAACTTTCCATCCATGACGTACTTTAGCGACAATGGACACGGCGCACGGTCTAGTTCTTTTGTATCATTTGGTATTGTATCGAATCCAATAGCATCGCATATTTCCTTGATTGCCTTCCTACCCTTTATCCCGGCGAATCCATCATGGTACACACAAAAATACTCCGCGATCGGTTGCTCTCCGATTCCATCTGGATAATACCGGCAAACAATCATTTCTTTTCCGCTTTTCTTTGACAGCTCGACCGACCATTTCCAGTATGCAATACAAACTGTTTTAATCCGATCTTCTCCCATTATGTCGTCGTCGTGTAACTTCCATTTCTTTTCCTCTTCTTTCGTAAAAACGTGACCACACGCAGGACAATTTCGCGCCGACATTGCGCATATCTCATCACAGTCCGGGCAAATCTTCGACGGCGCAATACCGTCGCCTTTCCCTTTTTGCTTCGGTGATTTCACCGATATGATCGGGCCGTGAAGCTCGACGTTCCCGGCGAAGTCTAGCACCATGCAGTCACCGCCGTGACTCTTGAGCCGGAGTCCGCGCCCGACCATCTGCATATAGAGGCCAGGCGACATCGTTGGGCGAAGCATAACGATTAAGTCAATATCCGGTGCATCGAAGCCGGTGGTCAAAATGTTGGCGTTGGTTAGCGCGGTAATTTCGCCCGCTCGGAATTGTTTGATGATCGAATCGCGTTCGGTTTTCGGGGTGTTCCCGGTAACGCACGCGGCGTTGATACCTCTGTTTATAAGCTCGTCGCGCACGTGCTGTGCGTGCTCGACTCCGGCGCAGAAAAACAGCCAGCTCTTGCGCTCGCCTGCGCGACGGATTGTCTCCTCGACGGCTTGTGTCGTGTTGTAATCTGTATCGACGGCAGCCTGCAATTCAGACTCGATATACTCGCCTCCGCGCTTGTGAACGTCGTCTGTGTTAAGTTTTAGTCCGGTATGCTTCGACGTGAGCCGTGCAAGAAACCCGGCGTCCATTAGTTGCTTAATCGTCACCGGCTCAATCAGCTCGTCGAACAGTGCGGGCTTGTCGGTAATCATTCCGTGTCCGAGGCGGTACGGGGTTGCCGTGAATCCAATAACGCGCAAAGTCGGATTGATTGCCTTCAGCTCTCCGATCAGTGTTCTGTAAGCGCCGGTTTCTTCCGCTGCGATTTCATGGCACTCGTCAATAAGAACAAGATCGCGCATCCCGAGCTCCAAAGCCTTATTGCGGACAGTCTGGATGCCGGCGAACGTAATTCGGTCAATCTCGCGCTTTCCGACAGACGCTGAAAAAATCCCGAGCGGTGCATTTGGCCAGATCGTCAGCATCTTTTGCGCGTTCTGGATTATCAACTCTTTCCGGCTTGTGAGCATGAGAATGCGCGTATCCGGCCAATTCTGAATTGCCTCCCGGCACAATTCTGCAATGACGATTGATTTTCCGGCTCCGGTAGGCAGAACAACACAAGGATTACCTGGATACTTTCGGATATACTCCCAGGTAAAATCGATAGAGTCGCGCTGGTAGGGTCTTAGAGTAAGCATTCTTTCGACAGCCTCCCGCCTTCACCGACAAGTCCGACGCCTTCATAGTACGCGGCGATTTCAGTTGACCGTTCGCGATCGAGGCGCCACGGCACAAGGTCTGGATGTGGGAAGTGTGCCTCACATCCGGTGCGCTGTGCGTCCTCTGGTATGATCGAAGCCCATCTCATGCAGTGCCATTTTCCAGTCCCAAGAGGAGTCGCGTGTCCGCAGGTGCGGCAGTTGACCTCTTTTGTTTTCTTCGATACGTGACAGAACTCGTGCGCCTCACAGAACCGGCATTGATACCATGTTGAATCAGTTGAGATTGGAGCAGGTATGCTTTCGGTCGTGCTAATCCTTTGCATACGGTCAATCGCAACGCTAGCGGCTACTGGATCGTATTCAACGCGCTCGGTGTGAATCCGGTCGTCATCCTTGCATACGGCGACATAAAGCGCGCGGGTAATGTCGGTCGCCTTCATGTAGCACTGCATCTGAATCCAGTGTTCTGGCTTCGCGATCTTTACGCCTGATTTTACGAGAGTCTCGAAGCTTTTGAGATTGTGCGTTTTGATTTCGAGGATATGCTTAGTCTTCGGAGCCTCCGGTACTCCGGAAAGAATGATACCATCAACCGATCCTGAGACGTGTCCTCCGAACGATACTCGGCGCTGATTTTCTCCGTACTCGCGAACATCAACACCGATTGCTTGCAGCAATTGCACAACTTTTATTTCCTCTTCCTGGCCGCGCTTGAAAAGTCTAAGCATACGCCCCGGAAAGTTTTTGCGAACGGCCCACCGGAAAGAAAGCCATAGACGACGCTCACATGGTTCACCTGCCTGAGATGGTCCGATATGTTCGCGCGGTTCGTTTGGCATGGCCTCGAAAACTGCGTCAATTTTTGATTGTATTGGGTCGATGATTTCGCTCATGGTTACTCCATTAAAATGAGGACGGCCATTAAACCGTCCTCATTGTTATTTTAGATTACTTTCTTGCCCACGGAGGTGTTGATACTGATGCTACTGGCGCGGCTGTCGTTCCGTTCGATCCAGGCGCAGGCATTGCCCCGCCATTTATCGACTGGTACGACGCGACTGAATTGCTCGCTTTGTATCCGTCTTTCTCCGGGTTGATCTTGACCTTGATTTTTACCGTTCGACCGATCAGCTCGTCGGTGTCGCGCAGCGTAGCGATCCCGCACGCTGTCCGAAGCTCTTTAAGCTGGCGCAGCCCGATTTCCTCGGCTTTCGGATTCGCGTTCTTGATATTGATCATTGCGAACACAACGCGGCCGGCACTCGTCGGTCCGATAATCTTGAGCTGGAGATTGATATACTGTCCGGTGCCGTTCTTGGTATCCTTCAGCTCAGCCTTTTCAATATCCGCGTTGTAAACACCTTCCGGGACCAGGTCATATTCCTGTTCCGGAAGCTCGTCAGCCATTCGTGAAAAATCTGCGATGTTTGCCATTTACTTTGTCCCCTTTTTTTCTTTGCGCTCGATGCTAAAGCTCGGTCTTCCGGGCTCCGTTGTTATCGCCTGTTCAAGAACAGACGTGATGCTCTTGTCTGCGGCCTTCCATGCGGCCGCGATAATCTCCGGCTTCCACCGGAACAGAACGCCGAGGTAGGAATCAAGCCCGGCTTCTCGGGCAACCTCCTGCAATTCGTCGGCGTTGATCTTTCGGTTCATGCGTCCGACGATCTTGACGGTGTATGCCGTCTCGTCAACTGACGCCTCGACAGTCCGCGTGCCTTCGAGCGTTTCAGGTATCTCGAACTCAGCTACGATCCTGTCCTCGATTTCGCGACGGCGTTCGATGGCAAGGCGCTCAGCCTCTTTTGCGTCGATCCAGTCTTGGTAGATGTTTTTTTGTACCGTTATATTCATGCAAGTACCTTCCTGATGATTGCTCCGAGGTCGGCAGGCTCCCACATATCGAGTTTTCCAGACCGGTCCTTTGCATTCCATACGCCATCGGTGTCGGTTTGGAGCATACGAACGAGCTGGCCATCTTGATCAGTTTCGGCGCGTAACGCAAAAACCTCATCAAAAAGGTACGGAAGAGACTGACCAATCTTGTTCCCAGGCATTGACGGGTTATAAAGCAGCCTTCCCTGATCATCTTGAGTGCGCTCAACCTTCGCGCTCATGTATACGTGTTTGCCTGGGAGATCGCGAAATGCGCGGACTATGTCAGAAATCTGATCGGCCATTGCGCCGTAAGCCTGTCTCGGGTCTTTTGCTATTTTCTTTTCTGTTGACAGAATGACTTCGGCAATCTCAGAAAGAGAATCGATAGCTACGCTTTCGTATTCAGAATCCTTGACATAGTCATAAGCCTCGCGAAGCTCTTCCATAGTAGATATTTCAATATAAGGAATATCTGAACCACGGATTGAAAGCAGTCCGGCTTCTGCGGACAGAACCACTGGGTTTGGTAGCGACGGGATTAAGGAAGTTTTCCCAACTCCAGAGGCTCCATAAACCAAAACCTTGACGTATGCAGGTTCTACTGCACTTGTCCTCTTTAACATAATAGCCATTTTGGCCTCCTTTCCTGCGGTCGGTTTTTCCCGGTTGCAGGTGATAAAGTAAATGTATCACGACTGTTGACAGTTGTCAATAGCTATGATAAATTATTTTTCAAGAGGTGACGAAATGTTAACTATTGAACAGATACGCGAAAAACTTGCTGACCGCAACGTAACGGTTGTGGCAGAGAAAACAGGGATTCACCGCATGACTATTTACCGTTTAATAAACGGAAGCATGGCAACGTATGATACAATAAAAAAGCTTTCCGATTATTTAACGGAGAAATAAAATGGCAAATATTGAACTCTATTCTATTAAGGCGGATTCGCTCCCGCTACACAGCGAGCCGCGTCCGCTCGTCGAACAGCTTGACGAGGCGTTCCGATCTGCCGGCCTTGAGCCTCCGCATCCGATTCATACAGATGGAAAAATACACAGGTTTTCAACAGGTAGCAAACAAGCTGGAGACGATGCTGGATGGTACTGCATATACGGAGACAACATCCCCGCCGGTGTGATCGGGAACTGGCGGACCGGAGAGACGCATAATTTTCGCGCTGATATGCCGCGCGCGCTAACAGTCGCCGAGGAGTTTGCTGTTAAGGCACATATCGAAAGGGCCCGCACTCAACGCGAGATAGCTTTAAAAGAAAAGCACGAACGCGCTGCAGCGACGGTTGCCGAGATATGGGAAGCGGCACAGCCTGCGTCTGCTGAGCATCCGTATCTTGCGCGGAAGCAGGTACAAACGCACGGGGCGCGGATCGGCGGAGACGGACGGCTCATTTTACCTTTATATACCGAATCCGGCGCGCTATCGTCTTTGCAGTA